AAATTATCCAATCAAATCTATATTATTTGACAAATTGTAGTTGGTAAATCAAAAATTGGTAAATTAAAATCATATTATTCGATAAATTAAAAATTAGCCAATCAAATCTATATTATTTGACAAATTGTAGTTGATAAATCAAAAATTAGCCAATCAAATCCATATTATTCGACAATTTATATTATTCGGTAAATCATATTATTCAACAAATTGTAATTGGTAAATCAAAATCATATTATTTGGTAAATCAAAAATTAGCTAATCAAAATCATATTATTCGACAAATTGTAGTTGGTAAATCAAAAATTGGTAAATTAAAATCATATTATTCGATAAATTAAAAATTAGCCAATCAAATCTATATTATTTGACAAATTGTAGTTGGTAAATCAAAAATTATCCAATCAAAATCATATTATTCGACAAATCATATTAGTTGGTAAATAAAAACCATATTATTCAGCAAATCATATTAGCTGATAAATAAAAAAATGATTGACTACAACCACGTGAGGACTTTGGTTGATCATCAAAATCATGTTTTGTCGGAGCAACATGTTACACCTTCAGGGGGATATTGGAGTTCATTGCCTTTCAGGTTGAGCGGCTTCAGATGAGGGTTTGTACCTGAAAAAAGGTAGCACATCAATTTCACTCTGAGACAAGTTCTTAAGCTCACTACAAGGAATCAAGATTGGCTTGGAAACATGTGGAATATCCGCTGCCTAAGAAGTTGCATCCGAAGCAGAAGCCGAAGCCGAAGAAGCAGAAGCCGAAGCCAAAGAAGTTGCATCCGAAGCAGAAGCCGAAGCAAATTGACTCTGTATAATCTCCAATCTTTCGATCTTCTTACAAGTTGAATCAAGTTGACGTCGAGCTGTCTCACCACCCCACAAATCAGCTGGACATGTCTTACCAGGCAATGTGACCAATCCAGTTGTGCGAATATTGAGTCCAAGAATTTGCCTGATAGTTTCTGCATCTGATTGAACCTTCAGTTTGACACAATACCCATTGCCCACATATCTTGCGAATCCACATGGTCCGCCGCAAATTCCACAACAAGACTCCAAAAAATCTTGTCGGCATCGTTGAGCTTGTACTTGAGCAAAAATTGAGAACTCGCATGCCTTTCTCCAATACTTTGACTCAAACAGCTTCACCACTGTCTCAAAATGAGCATCGAGTATGGGACACAGCCGCTCAGCCATCTTCAGGTAAATGGTTTCATAGTTAAGTTTACCGAAACCAAACTTACTCGAGCAACAGTTGTTGCAGATAGCTCCAAACACATTGGACAAGATATCAGTTTGGCAAAACTGACACTTAATCTTATGAAACTCAACATGATCGGTGCTAGTGTAAATCCTCTCATCCACTCGTGGAAAGGATCCAGTTTCAACCAGTGATATGATGCAAGCCGAAAAACAGATATCTAGCTTAAGCAAACCCTTTTTTGCAAACTTGGAAAACTTGACTCCGAGCTCGTATCCACATGTCAGCATGTTTGGAGGCATAAAGTAGAGTGACTTTGATGCAATCAAACTTTCAAACTCGTCCTTGCTCATCTTGCGAGTTTCCGATACCAACTCAATCGATACCGTTTTATCAGCCTTTGTGGATACCAGAGCATACCAACGACCCGTCAAGGGTCCGCGATTGATAAGAATCTTTCGCACCAGCTCTATCAAAATATGAGCCGTGTAGGGACCAGTTATCCAGAGAGGCGAACTACCACTCAACTTTGCATCGTTAAACCAGTTTCCAAAAGTGGGGGAACCGGAATTACACACAAATGCTCCGTAGCGATACTCCAGCATCTTTAGCGTGTTCTGCAACTCCAAAGACAAGGTATCAAACACTTTCGGATCGTAGAGATTGACTCCACGGGGTACATTGTGTTCGTAAAACCAGTGTAGACGCACTTTGTTACCCCTGTTCGATGGCGGCAACAAACCCCTTGCAGCATTATACAATGTGATGTTTGCCGGTTGTAGAATGAGGTAGCTGAGATTGGGAAGCCTTTGAGGGATCCCTTGACGCTTCATTGGATCCACTATATATCTTGGCAGACTCATAACTGGTCTTGGCTGCGAGCAAGTTGGTTGCGAGAAAATTGGTTGCGAAATCGGATTACCCATATTGGATATTGTTAAATTTGATCTCTAATTTGTTAAATGTAATTATAAATAAAATAAATTATTTAACTTATTGCATATTTCAATTTTTTTTATACAGTAATGTATTTAGACATACTATGTACAATACTATTGATTCGAGAGCGATATATTTCTGCATACATCTCAATCTCTAATTGATATGATTGGGATGAAATTTCTTGTTGATTGAATCGTCTATTAAGATTTTGTTTGAGTCTTACAAACCCCATTCGATTTTCCAACATAGTTTTATAATGATGACATACCAAACATAATATTTGACATTTAGCTATCTCGGCTAATATTATATCTAACTCACACCCATACCCCACCATCGCACAAATGCTGTCTGACTTTTCAAACATATTTCGATGATCATAATGAAATCGTTCTTCTGGATGTGATTGAATGCGTCCACAAATCACACACTTTGTTAGAGTGTGTGATTTAATCTGTTGCCACAATAATTGCCTTTGTGCAGAGTAGCTGATCCAACACAAATCACATAAAATCTGATTCTTCCAATAACGAGGTTGTTCGGATACAAAAGTTTTACATTGTGTACATTTCTCTCTAACCAAATTTTTCAAATATAATTCAATATCAGCAGGTCTATTGATTAGCTCGATTGGTGGAATCTCTGTATATAATGTGCGACACATATTGGGCGTAATTTGTAAGATTTTGCTAAGTGGTTGCAACAATTCATCCGTACTGTATTGCAAACAATCTTTTGATAATATGTATTGTTTGATTTTATTTTTTAATTTCTGATTGATTGATTGATTTAATTTACAAATAGTGCTGGTTGAAATATGCCCCAATTCTTTGCAACCTCCACATACTCTGCGACGCTTATCTTTGGGAACTTTTTCTAATAGTTGTTTGAGAACATTCTGATAATCCATAGTTTTTGGTCAGATTATCAGAATCTAAAGTTAAATTCTAAATAATTCAAATTTTATTTGAAGTTGGGTGAGTTGGGGCATAATTAGTCATAAAATTAATTTGCTAAGCTGTATATTGGGCATAATTAGTCATAAAATTAATCTGCTAACCTGTATATTGGGCATAAAATTAATCTGCTAACCTGTATATTGGGCATAAAATTAATCTGCTAACCTGTATATTGGGCATAATTGAGCATAAAATTAATCTGCTAACCCGTAATATTGGGTCAAATATATTGGGCATAATTAGTCATAAAATTAATCTGCTAACCTGTATATTGGGCATAAAATTAATCTGCTAACCTATATATTGGGCATAATTAGTCATAAAATCAATCTGCTAACCCGTAATATTGGGTCAAATATATTGGGCATAATTAGTCATAAAATTAATCTGCTAACCCGTAATATTGGGTCAAATATATTGGGCATAATTAGTCATAAAATCAATCTGCTAACCCGTAATATTGGGTCAAATATATTTGGCGTAATTATTCATAAAAATATTTACCCCATTAAATGGTTGCCAATTAATTGCTTTCAGATTAAATGATTAGCTATTTATTTGAACCATTAATTGTAATTATCCTCACATTAAAAAAAACGGAAAAAAAAAATATACTGTCAAAATGCTTTCAGATTAAATGATTAGCTATTTATTTGAACCATTAATTGTAATTATCCTCACATTAAAAAAAACGGAAAAAAAAATATACTGTCAAAATACTATCTATCAGATTCAGCCATATTATCTGCCCCCCTATAATCCCCCCATATAGTTATCTCTTTAAGTGTTTTTTGTCAAATTTAAATAAAAAAAAATAAAAAATCTATATATTTGTAAAAATATTTATAAAAAAATAATAATTATTTGTATAATACTTCTAACAATCTACCAGAAGCATTATGTATATCAAAATAAAAAATTGAAAAATATATTTAATTACACAGTATTATACAAATATTATATTACTTTTAAAAATCAACATATAAAAAATGGGTTCTGGAATTTCAACTTACCAATCGCTCTCTAGCCTGGATGCTATCAATCCACGAATTTCAACTCACCAATCACTCTCTAGCCCGGATGCTATCAATCCACGAATCCCAAAATGGATTGACCCGTATTATTCATTTTCTGTGCCTCTTCCGTTGGATCTGCATCGTTGGTGGTCCAACTTAGAAGCTATTGTGATGGAACTACTCGGATTATTGGGTTATGGGGAGATGCACTGTAAGCCGGTGGATTATTTCATGAAACACATTTCGTTTGCAAATCCGGAGCCAGAATCCAAAAATTGCCCCCTTATCGTCGAATTGTGTCTGTGGCAAAACACTTTGGATGATTCCCAGTGTATTGTGGAATGTCGAGGCAGAACCAAAGATGGCTTGATTTATTGGGAGATTTTTGAAAATTTTAAGGCGATTGTTACCATGCAGCCTCTCCCACCACCTCGTATTCGACTTGTGATGCCTGATTTTGAGCAAACCGATGATGATTTTGAGCAACAACACGAGGATGGGTTTGTGATGCCTGACCCCTAATTACTCAATTCAAGCAACCGCTAGTTTTTTTATCAATTAAGTCAAATCAAGTCAACAAATAAAAAAACCTATACTTTAGCCCTCTTAGCATCTCTTTCAGTATCGCTAAACCTCTTCAAATTCTTATAATCTAATATAATTAATTTTAATTTTTCAAACTTTTCCACATATATTTGATTGTTATCCATATACGAATATTCGATAAATTCATCTATTTTTTCTTTTATTTTTTCGTATAATACATGTATTTGCCCAATAGATCTAATATTACAAACAACAAAATCCATCAACATATTAATATATATGTATCTGGATTGATCATTCATATCTATGTTGTTTGCAAACCAATAATCCATCATTATCTTAAGTTTAGCAAGCACATAGGGTCTGTGATTATGTTGCATAGCATGTGCGTTGCAATATAAACTTTTTCCATACTCACACTCATTCTGACACTCAATCAGACAAGCCTCATCAACAAATCCATGACAAATCAATTGAATCATTTTGATAAAAATATAATTCAAATAAATAAATATATAATTCAACCTATTAGTTTTTCAATTTTTGTTGCCAACAATATACTGAATCATCAGTATATCTCGCAATTGGACTAAATAATTTTGGAAGTGAGCACAAATTATTTATAACTGTATGTGCTCCACCATCATACATTAATTTTCTCATAAGTCGGCTACTAGTAATTCCTAATGGTAAACACTTTGCATTGACTGCTTCCATAATATCAGCCTCCGTATCTCCCAATTTAAAACATTCATATGATTTGACTTGAAAATTAGCTAAAATTTTATTAATTCCATATGCATGTGGGCGTGGATAACTAACCGTATCTGAACATATTACCATCTGAGCTTCAAATCCTTGCTTTTTCATATGGTAAGCAACCACATCATACATTTTTTTATTAAATCCAGTTGTTAGAGCAATCTTAGTTATTCCATATTCAGATAACTGCTTGAGCACCATATGCAGATTAACATCCAACACGCAATAATCTGGATTACTCAATAGCTCACACATTACTTGATTAAGTGTATCATACATTGGTTCGCACACACTACTAATTATCTGAGGACTCATATGAGCAAACAATTCAGCTGACTCTGGATCATTGAGTATCATTCGAATATGTTGTTTTTTACCAAATCCCATATATTTGTTGATTGCCTTTAGTGCTTTGAGTTTAATTTGTGGATCCACCACACCAACCCCATATTCTTCAAACATATCAAGAAATGCTTGAGTGGGAGCTGGCAACAAATGAGATTTTTGTTTGCAAATTGTTTCATATACATCAAACACACCTACTCGAAATATATTTCGGGAAGTATGATGATGAGAGTATCTGATAATATTTTTTAACATAAGTGGCTTGTAGGACATAACTGATTTGTAGGACATAACTGATTGGTTGAACATAATTAATAATAATAAATATATTTGATAATATATTATTATGTCAAAATATCAATTTTTTATCATATATAGATATATCTAACAACATATAATAATGAAGATTATTATGATAGGTGAGTCGGGATGTGGTAAAACATCAATCATAAATTATTATAGGTATGGTGTATCAAATATTATGGTAGAACCAACGCTCGGAGCCTCATATATTCGACATGGAGAAATCTCAATTTGGGATATATCAGGATCACCTGCATATGAGACACTGAATCAATTGTATTATAGAGATGCAGATATTGTTATAATCGTATGTGCCAACCATTCAGCATCCCGAGTCAAAAAAGTTATCAAAAAGTATATCAACCAAACTAACAAAATAGGTCGAATGATTTTGGTAAGAAACCAGATAGATAAAGATTCAAATAATAAAGATTCAACAGATTTATCTGAGTTATCTGCTACATATAATATGGAATATTTTCAAACCAGTGCAAAATTAGGAACCAATATTGTAGAATTATTTGATCACATCAGACTTCTTGCATCAACCCACGAGGTTTTGAAGGATAAAAAAACTAGCAGATGTTGCTTATTCTAAGTTGCTTATTCTAAGTTGCTTATTCTAAGTTGTTTATTCTAAGTTGCTTATTCTAAGTTGCTTATTCTAAGTTGCTTATTCTAAGTTGCTTATTCTAAGTTGCTTTTTGATGTTTTATATGGAGATACTTTTAACAAACATTCAAAACATATCATTTTGCCTTCCAATGATTCGGCTCTGAGATTGTGAGTAAAACCAGTATCAAAAATTTCTGGCTCTTCCACACACATCTCACATCCGCAAATTAATTTATCTTTATAACATATGCCACATATATATCCCTTGTGCAAAACACTCAAATTTCTGGGTAAATTGAGCATTCGAAGACTCTGAATAAATTTCGCATACTTTTTTTTTTCTTTATCTCCCGGATGAGCTGAAGTTGATATGCTGATAAGTTCTGATAAAAAGTTATCTATCAGCTTATCTATCGCATTATCAGATAAAGTATTAAAAGGACTTTTATAATTCCATCGGATAGCCATTTTTTAAATAATATTATAATATTATTTAATTAATTAATTAATTAATTATTTTTTCAATTTTTATTATATGGAGTATGATTTGATAATTATTGGTGGTGGTATTGCAGGATTATATGCAGCATACCAGATTTGTAAAAGCAACAAATCTTTTATAATTTTAGAAAAAAATTCATCTGATAGGTTGGGTGGAAGAGTTATGGTTGATAAATTTTATGGAGCTAATATTTTATGTGGAGCAGGAATTGGACGTACAGATACAAATCCACTACTACTCAAACTTGCCAAACAACTCAATATTCCTTGTAAAAAATTTATACAATCTATCAATTATGCGGATAATGTAGAGAAGATTGATTTGATGCAATATATCCAACAACTTCGCAAACAAATTAAATCTAATCCGATTCTTCGAACAAAAACTTTCAAACAAGCATTTACAAAAGTATTTGATAAAAAACAATTAGAAAAATTTGTCACATACTCTGGATATTCGGATTATCTGGATGCAGATGTAGATTTGACTATCCGAACATATGGAATGGATGACTGCATTGCTGGATGGGAAGGTTTTCGTATTAGTTGGCAAGAGTTGATAGATAAATTGATACAAAAAATTGGCACAAATCATATTGCAACCAATACTGAAGTGGTAGATATCATACAATCAAACAATTTATACAATATCCGCACATCCCATACTACATATATTGCAAAAAAAGTTCTATTATGCCTACCAATCAATCAAATCCAAAAATTATCACCCCATCCAATTTATCAGCAAATTGTCTCACAACCATTTTTGCGTGTGATTGCAAAATTTGACTCATCATCTGCAAAGATTTTGGCTGAGATTACCCAATCTTATACGGTGGTTGCCAACCAATTACAAAAAATCATACCCATCGATTTACTCAAAGGAATATGGATGATATGTTATTCAGATAACCAAAATGCCCTTCAGTTAAAAAATAATTTATCAGATACTCTGAAAAATTGTTCAAAATATGCTAGATTGGCTGAGGAGGCGTTGAATATTCCCTCCCATACCCTCCAAATTATTAGCATTCGTTCTTATTGGTGGAATCAAGGCACCCATTATATGAAGCCTTTGAGCAAACAATATAAATCCAGAAAAGAATTTTTGAAGATTGCTCAACATCCTCAACCTAATATGTGGGTGGGAGGTGAGGCGGTATCGGACTATCAGGGATGGGTAGAGGGAGCGTTGAAGAGTATCAGATTGATAGAAAAATATTTATAATATAAAAAAAATAGTGAGATGGAATCAATAATTGAGTTTGTGAATCATTAATTACTGGGAGCTGGTAAAGTATCATTGTTGGCTGGGAGCTGGTGAAGTAGCAGTAAGGATTCTTCCCGAATATTCCCTAAGAAGTCGAGGCAACTCATCTGGAAGTGCCGAATCAAATATTTGTTGCATCTCTGCACTCTCTGCTGCACCCAAACTCAACTGAGCAGCATGCAAGATTCCTTGTCGGCTAACACTAATCGATGCAAGTTGACTCCAATGAACTGCACTTAAGATGATTTGTGCACCTTTATCAAATCTAAATATTGCATGCCCGATGGTTCCTCCAAACTCCTCAGAAGATGAGACTTCTATAATAGGATGTGAGTCTGGCTCATCTGATATTTCTGGCAAAAGAGTCATTGGAGGATCATCTGATATTTCTGGCAAAAGAGTCATTGGAGGATCATCTGATATTTCTGGTTTTTTGCACTCAGGTTCTGAAGTGTTGGGAAAACTCAAACATTTAGAAGGTAAACCAGTCGTAGAAGGTAGATCATACATATATGAGAATGGTGGAAATCTACTTATTTGTTGCTCTAGAGGTTTGATGCGTGATAGAATCTGAGATGTGTAGGTGTCTGAGTCAGTTGGGGAAGCCTGAATCAAATCAAACACAACTGTGTTTCCCATAGCATCTACTTGAATCTGACTATTAGGATGAGAGTCAATCATTATTGCCAGCATCTCAAATTGTCCGCACTCTGATGCTTTCATTTGTTCTACATATGGTTGAAGAGTTTGTCTACCAACCGTACAACCACACAATTTAATTGGATTATACGATTTAAACCAATCACGCAGCAGACCTAACTCAATCAAAGACCAAAGTCCTCGCACAGACCAATCTGCAAATAGAATTTGATGACCTCCTTGCAAACACACATCTATCAGCTTCGCAGCTGCAACTGCTCCGCCAGGAAGCTCATATGATTTTTTTTTTGAATCTGAACAGCCACCACAGCATTCGAAATTAATAATACATTTTTTATCAGAAGCACCAATCTGTTCGGCTAGCCTCAGAATATCTGAAGGTGTGGGATTTTTAATATGTTGGATTGGAGCCTTAACTCCATTTTGTAATTGCTCACCCATAGGATCATATTGACATCCAGTAGAGATGGTGAAGATATTAGCTATTGTGTGTGAATTGGATTGCATGTTTGATTTAAATAATATATTTTAAATAAAATATAATTAGTCATAATATGAATAATATTTCAATTTTTTTCTACACATAATATAACCCGATGGGAATTCCAGGATTTTTTAACTATATTAAAAACCAACCAACTTATAATAAATGGAAAACAGACAATAGATTATTAAAAAAAAGTATTATGAGGCGTAACTTTAATGATGGAAAAATATTAGAACCTGCATATATCAAATATGATTATATTTTTTTTGATTTTCAATCAGGTATATATGATATCAAAAAAGAACTCAAACAATATGATTATTTGATAAGATTGCTTTTTTATTATGATTTTAATAATGGACAAAGACAAATTGTAAAAGATATAAATAGTTTAATAGAACTGCATAATAAATTTAGTGGATTTATACATTCTAATAATATTGATGATTTGTTGATCTCTGTTAATACTATACAACAAATAAACCCACAAATAGTTAAGAAGATTATTGCAAAAATACAAACTATTAAGGAAGATAGATTTATTACATATATCGCTCAACTAATAGTTAAGCGAACACTTGATATAGCTATTGAAAATAATATTCTCACTAAAGATATATATATATGGTTTGATGGTATTCCATCTGTCTCCAAAATAAAAGAACAAGTTCATCGACAAATAAAAATAAAAGTTAACTCATATATTGTTGATAATATAAATGAGGATTGGAAGAACGATACTCAGAATATAGATAAAATATATGGTGATCATTTATTTGCTCAGTATTTATCGACAAATTTTTCCATACCGATTGGAGTTGGTACCGATGTATGTAATAAAATAAAAGAATTATTAAAAAGCTCAGGTATTACAAATATAAATGAAGAAGAAAAGTATGGTGAGGCAGAGCATCAGATGATGCGATATATGTTGCATAAACCACAGTTTAAGGGTAAACGCATTTTGCTCTCATCTCCAGATGCGGATCTTATATTGTTAGCAATGATAATGAATTGTCAAGGATATTTGATTGATATTCGCAGGTCATCATTTATTGATGAGGAAACAATCATAGTAAGAGATGGTGGTAATGGAATAGAAGATTTTACAAATATACATAATTATAAATATGATGTGCATCATATTTTAATTAGAAATCTAATGTTTAACTTTGTTCCAAATGAAGAGTGGGAGGTGGTGAAACGAAAAATATTAGATATTTGTTTTATTTTGATAATATTGGGTGATGATTTTTTACCCACAATACCAAATATATTTAAAAAAAATATTTTGGATATTATCAATTTTTGTAATACAAATAATCAATATGTGATTGATCAAACATATAATATAAATATAGATAATTTTATTAGTGTAATGAAATTAATTAATACACTAAAATTAGATAGTGAAAAGATAACCTATATGAAAAATAAAACAAAATATACAGAACAAAATAAAAATGTAAATGAAAAATATGAAAAATTATATAACTTTTATAAATATAGTAATAATTATTTACCATTATACCATAGATTGCTATATGAAAACGGTATAAAAGATCGTAAACTATTAAAATCTTTTCCACCACTAAATTTTAAACAAGATAAGTTAGATGTGCATATTATGAAACAAATGTGTGATAATTATTTTGAGGGATGTGGTTTTGTGCGAGATTTATATTTTAATAATAATTTAAAAAATTATAATTGGTTTTATAAATATGATGAGTCGCCACGAATCGAATTTATTATAGAGTATTTGAATGTTAAAAAGACTCAACTCTTAGAGATTAGTAAAGAGGAAAAGGATGATGGTGAAAAGAAACAGGATGATGGTGAAAAGAAACAGGATGATGGTGATAAAGATATATTTGATTATGGTAAACATATAATTAATCATGATAATATTAGCTATATGAATAGACAACAATATATATATTATCGTAATACGTTGATTCGAAATGGATTGATATCAATAATTAAACGTATTATCACACACCCTTCTTTTATTAATGCCCTATCTGCTGTCAAACCTACTGCCCCACTTGGTGTCAAATCTGTTGTCTCGTCTACTACCTCACTTGTTGTCCCGTCCACTACCCCACTCGCTAACACACTTGCTGCCTCATCTGCTAAACCACCTACTGCCCAACTTGTTGTCTCGTCTGCTAACCCACTTGCTGCCTCATCTGCTACCCCATCTGCTGCCAAATCTGTTGCTTTGCCAATTTTTAATAAAGATGAATATATACAAGAGCTAAAAACAGCACACACTAAGGAATCCACAAAACTAAAATTTAATAAATTTGAGTTTTTATGCTCACAAATATATAAGTTAATAGATGATACATTAAAAGAACAAAAACAAAATGAATTGTTAGAATGGGCATTATCTGAATCTATTATTACTGATAATGAAAAAGATAAAGTAAAAGAATATTTTTGGAAAGATAGTCAAAAATTACCTTGTTGGCAAATAATAGAAAATCAAAAATATAAAGATTCGGTAAATACACAATATGAATCTCAAAAGACACAAAAAGGTTTTGATATATATCAGTTTACATTATATATATTTGATAATATAATAGAATCTTCAAGAATACTACACCCCCCACAAGACCCACTACAATATATTTTTAATCATCAAAATTTGTTGTTAGAATGGATTGAACAAAAAAAATTTGATGATCCATCTATCTCTTCTTACCTTCAACAATATTATTGGAAACTAGAATATGGTTTTCCACCGCTTAATAGTAGAGAACAGTATAATATAAAAACCCAATATCATAGTTATTTAAATCAAACATACAACGAAGTAGTAGACTTAAATTATATTTATGATAGTGAAGTATATCAAATTAATACACGCCAAAACCATCCAATACATCATAAATTTTTAAATGATTGGATAATAGAAAACTTTCCACAACAAGGTGGAGATATTACACTACAAAAACTTATGCAAAAATCAGATCAAGAGTTAAATAATCTAACAGAACCAGAAATCAAACAAGCCTGCAAGCTACTATTCCGATATGAAAATATTCATATAATGTATGAGGGATGTAGTAAAGAATATTTTGAAAATTGTATAAATTATGATACAAATATTAGTATTCCGACAGATTTAACTGATATTAATTCAGTCCAATTTGCTGGTGGCTACTATGATAAGTATAATAAATATCGAAATAAAATATTAGCTGATAATAAAAAATATCTAAAGTATCTAAAATATAAATCAAAAAATCAAAAGCTATTTGGATAAATCAATCCTTCATACTAAATGTTGGACTAATAATTTCTTTAACTTGAAATCTAGAAAAACTCGAATGCGGGTCATATTTTTTTTTATACACCGCAATCCCATCTGTAGCATTGCACCCGCAATCTGGACTACATATCCCACTGTTCAAAAAATCCGAGCAATGTGAGTGTTGTTTATCATATGTATCTGATTTTTTAAACACACATTCATCCCGCACACAATCGCATTTTGTAGGTTTGGGATGTATGGGTGAGGGTGGAGGAGGTGAAGGCGATGGAATAAATTTATTATGAATACAAGTAGGTAGCTGACACGGACAAGGAAGAATTTTAGCCATAGTAATAATTATAATATATAATACAAATATATCTAATAATATAAATTACTTTCAATTTTTTTTTCTAAGTATATAGATATTAATGTTTGCACAATCAAAACTTGCTACCAAAACTCAAACTATCGATAAGAGTTCTGATGATTATAAAGCCAGAAAATACCATCATAAAATCCAAACCACACTACACCGAATAATGGCAGGTGGCAAACCTTGCCCAAAAGGTTATGAGAAATATCTCAAACCATATAATCAGATTTGAAGTCTGATTTGAAATCTTTTTTGTTTGAAACTTTGTTGTTTGAAACCAGATTATAAATCTGATTTGAAACCATATTATAAATCTGATTTGAAACCATATTATAAATCTGATTTGAAACCATATTATAAATCTGATTTGAAACCATATTATAAATCTGATTTGAAATTCAATATAATTTGATATAAAAATAACACACACAATATATGATAATGAATAGATATCAGACACCAAAGCAACCAATTGTTGTTAGCTCAACTGGATTAGAAACTCCTCCATCGCCCAAATCCGCCTCACGGATTATCAGTCAATCATATCAGATCAATCAAACAAATACTACTATTCCTACTAATCAAATTATTGCATCAAATCCTACTATTCCAACCAATCCTACCAATCCTACAAATCCTACCAATCCTACAAATTCTACCAATCCACCAATTCAGGTAGATATAGCATCAGAATCAACAGAAGATGGATTCAAAGACTTATCTTATGATGATGTGCAGACAAATCTACATGTGATTCAGAATTTAAAAAAAGGTGATCGTTTGATGATTGTTGGAGGCAAATACGCACAGGTTGACCAAAGATATGCTCAGTTTGTTGTGAGAGCATGGAGTAATGATTCACGAGACCGTTCGCTTGATTTTATTGATCATTTGATTGAGTGGAGCAAAAAGTATTGTTCGGAAGCGGTGCGAAAGATTCAAAGCATTGATGACAAACAATCAAATCTAACCAAACTGTTAGAATTACAATCACTTCTCAAATCTTCTCTATCAGGTATGAATCGTTTTGCCTCAACGTATGCGGATGATACATTTACGCTGGCAAGAATTGAAACATTTCGGTCAAACATTCAGACATTTTGTGACCAAGATTTAAAAAAAGCTACCGGACATGGCTTTTAGGATAAAAAAACAGCAGCTAGCAGAACAGCACCTTTACCACAACCAAAAACAGCATCGCCAACACCATAGTGGTATGTTGAGATGTCCAGATTTGACTGGATTGCATGGGCGGTGCGATTGGTCGCTCGAGAAGCATGATTGATCGCTCAAGAGGCATGATTGGATGCTCAACATGTGCGATTGGATGCTCAACATGTGCGATTGGATGCTCAACATGCGCGATTGGATGCTCAACATGTGCGATTGGATGCTCAACATGCGCGATTGGATGCTCAACATGTGCGATTGGATGCTCAACATGTGCGATTGGTCGCTCAACCATATTAGCCATCACATTCATCTGATGCGAATACTGAATTATGAATGTAATCACCGCATCCTTGATAGCCTCAGGAAGATTCGGCATATTATCAACCTGATTCTCAAAAGTTCTGAGAACTTTCAAAACATTGCCCATCTCCATTCCCTGCAGAGTTGGCTTGTTTGGTCGATAAAACTTAACCTCTGAAGATTGTTGAGGATTCAGATCAAGAGTGATTATTCCAATCAGCTCAAAAGAGCCATCAATCTCTGCAACTACTAAAAAGCATGGAATGCGTGGCTGCGAAGAAATTTTCTTGCTGTGCGGAGGTAATGTTATTTGAACAGTATTAGTCTTATTCTTTATAACAACCACAGCTATATTGTTGGGATTGTCAAAAGATTCTGGGATATTATTGATAATCTCATGAAGATTCTGCATATTTGAAGGTATGATAAAAAGTAATATATTATTTAATAAATAACTTAATAAATAATATTTTTCAATTTTTTTAACAAATTTATTATAATATTTGGTTTACTTTTCTGGATATAAAAAATATTCAGATAGGTAAATTGTTTTTAATTATTCAGCAAACACATAACAAATGTTAGAAGTCTGTTTTTTAACTTATTGATTAAATTGATTGCTTTTCTATATCATACTCTGATATGTTTATAAAAAAATTTTAGAATCCGCAAACCAACTTAATCTTATTCTCAATATCTGGTTCAAATCTTAGTGCACAAATTCCATAATTTGAAATCAGAGGAGTTGATTTGCATCTAATTGTCCGATATCCTAAATTTGGATGTAGAATCTGATATTCTAATATCAATCTATCACCTGTCCCCATCTTAGAAGTATCTGCTTTTCTAATATCAGTTAATATTCCATCATCTCCCACTAGATTAATTTTAGTAACAGAAATTTTACCATTTCCATATTGTTTAAGTAACTCAATATTATCCGAATCATCCAATATTATACGAATATCACGATTGATAGATGGATGTATGATTAAACTACTGATTGATTGATATCCTTCGTATCCCCAATTGCTCATATTTTTATATTATCTGCTATGATTTATTATAGAATAAATAACAAAATCAATTTTTTTAAATTCTCAATATATGAGTCAATCTAGATTTCGACCAAATACTGGATTTATTAATCCACATAGTTTACCTACAAATACAGATGGATTTCGTATGTGTAGATATTGTGATAAATCCATCATACCTCCCAGAAGAACATTTTGTTCAGCTGAATGTGTGCACCAATATAGATTGCGAACCAGCACCTCATATTTGAGACAGTGTGTGTGGGAACGTGATGTAGGTATATGTGGGATATGTGGTATAGATACCAAACAGATAGCTGAGCAAATATTATCTGCTCAACCAGAAGATAAGCAACAATTACTTACTACTTATAATATTCATAATAAAAGAAAAATCTGTATATATAGTTTGTGGGATGCAGATCATATTTTACCAGTAATGTATGGAGGTGGAGAATGTGATATATCGAATATTCGTACTTTATGTTTGAGTTGTCATAAAATTGTAACAAAAAGTCTGTTGCAAAATAAAAAAAAAATATAACCGATAAATCATTTTTTAAATATTAGCCATATCAAGCTTGGCTATAATTATAAAAAAATATTTCAATCATCAACAAAAACAAGAGATTCAGCATGCTCTTCATTGTTTGTCCAAAGAGCTTCAGTATCATCCTCAGTAGGCTCCAGATTGGCTGAAACTGATTCACATATTGGAAATGTTGATTCTTGTTGACAAATACACTCAGCATCCTCACAAGTAATTTTTTTCAAATTAAATGTAAATGCCCCACAATTTTCTGCAATCAGTCCGTGTGGAAAAGATTCGTTGTTTGGCCATGCGTTGGGTGCGGGAACAACTTGTTTGTTGATTGGTTGGTTGAATGCAGAAAGCCAATAGCCACGTTCTTCTTCACCATACAGAATGTCATCAATTGTTGCAAAAACAAAGTAGTTATCAGACTCAAATATATCCATAAAACTCTTTCTGTCAATAAGATGTTGCGGGTTCGTTGAGTCAAATTTGACTGAGAAGAAGAAAAAATCAGTCAGAATATCGTCCAATGAGCAACAGAAATCGCACTCACCTGATTTAAGTAAAGATTTAAATTCTTTCAGCTGAGACTGTTGGTCAGCTGTCAGAAAAGCATCAACAGATTCAAATTCTTTCAGCTGAGACTGTTGGTCAGCTGTCAGAAAAGCATCAACAGATTCAAATTCTTTCAGCTGAGACTGTTGGTCAGCTGTCAGAAAAGCATCAACAGATTCAAATTCTTTCAGCTGAGAC